TTGTTGGTTTCATAAGTACCTCTGTATACTATTATACCACGAAATCATCTAAGAATCAAATCAGTACAGTTATCGTATGCCCCTAAAAGTATAATAAGAAAGGCTACTATAAGGAATGTTCTCATAGCATAATCCTTTTGCTTCCTTTGTTTCCTTTTCCTCTTTATCCAATTAGGAATCATCTTGTTTGAAAGTTTCTTCATTTTTCCCCCACTTTTCTGCATGGTCTTTATCCATTTCTTTTTTATAAATATTCGCTACCCACACTCCATCAGTCAATTCAAAGTATACACTATCTTCCTTGTTCGTGTCAAACCACCTGTCTGCATCTTCTTGATTTATCTCGATAACTTCTATCCCATCTCCATCTAATTTAGTTGAATCAGAAACAAATGCTTTCCCTTCTCTAACACGACTGAATGCATGATTCTCATCTTCTGCTTTTATCACATAAGTATCTACTATAATTTTATTTACACATACTTTATATAAGGGCATTAGGATCAAATTTCCTGTTGGATTTTCCTATAATTACTCTCATTAGATTTTCTGAGTTAACCCCTGTTAAATTACACCACATCTTTCCCCCTGCTGACTTTAAATATGCAAGTCCCTCTTCCTCTATTCCTTCTCTTATTACTGTCCCTATCAACCCCATATGTTGAGAAGTCCTGTCAGCATGTTCCTTCGTTATCCTTATTTTACCCATATACTGCTCCTAATATAAATCCTATCATAAATCCTAAACCAAATACTATAGAAAGCATACTTCCTAATAATCCTAAAAATAATCTTCTGTACCAAAAAGTATTTTTTATTTTAAACATCTATATCCTTCCCTATCGTTTTATGCATATCAACAGTTTCATCTTTTATTAAAATTGTTTCACCTTTAATATGCTTTGTATCTTTTTTAATTATAACAGTTTCATTTAAAAGGTCAATACTAACTTTTAAAATATCTTGAGAAATGAAGTAGATTCTAAAATTAATCCACCCTAAAACAAGTACTGCAATGAGGTTAATCAAGAGATTAAGCCCCATAAATATTACAATTAAATCCATTTTCTTACCTAATCTTACCTATAATTCTATTACATTTGGTACATCTTATCAAAGTATTTTGATACGAAGTCCTGCTTTCCCATACTTCTAATTCCCATTTCTTACAATTAGAAATTAAACAGAGTAGGGGAAAACCACTTTTAATAAATTTTGCCCAAGAGAAGCCACTCATTTTAAACTCGTCTTCCTATAGAAGTCTTGTTTTTCTTTGCTTGTGGGGTAGTCTTCTTATGTGCTTTGAAGGTATAAGCTTTTCTTTTCCCTACTTTCTTATCTCTATTCTTCCAATTACTCATCATCTTCTTCGTCTTCTTCCGTGACTTCAGCTTCTATGTTAAATCTCTTGTAGATTTCATGAGCAGTTGGGGGTCTTGAGATAGAAGCTTTGTTAAAGAACACAGTTTCTCCTATCAATTCCTTAAATTTGTCGTAGAATGAATACATAAATACTCCTAATCTGATAATTTTATTCGTAAAAACTCATCTAGTCTTTCTATATTATACTGTATTTGAGCCACTTTTTCCTCTACAGCATGTAATCTTTTCTCTAATTCGTCTACTCTCGCTGTATATTCTTCGTGTCTTTGAATCATATATTGCATTACATTTGCCATTTTATTTTCTCCCACTTAGGTTTTAATTTTTTATCAAATACTTTTAAATATCTATGTTTCCTTGTCCTATCTCTCCACTCTCCTTCTAACCCTTTTACCTTACCCCTAGAATGTTTTAGATAACTTCCTTCAGATGTTTTAATATAAAAGTCTTTCTTAGGGGCAGTAAGCCCATAGTAATCGAAACTTAAAGCTCTATATATTATACCACTATGATAATCAGTATCAGCATAACTTAATAAAGCCCTTACTTTTCCCTGCTTCTTTAATTCCTTTATACATCTAGCTACAAACCAAGAAGTAATATTATATTCCTCTTCCTGTGTTTTAGGATGCATACATAATCTGCTTAACTCGTAAAGACCTTCTTGGTCTTCCCTGTCTAATCCAAACAATCCTTTTGATAATTCAGGTACAGGAAAGCCTGTAAAAATACAGACTCCCCTTAACGACCCTTCTTCATCAAATAAACCAAAATTAATTCCTGATTTAAAACCTCTGCTTAAAGATGTTAAGTAATGAAACTTACTTAATACTTCTGAGGCTTCATGTTTAGTAATTAAATCTATGCTGAAGTTTTCTTTACTCATACATAACCTTTATTATCGTCACTCTCATACTCATAAAGTTCCTTAAGTTCCTTAATCGAATCTCCGAATTCCCTCACACAATCATGACATCTAATAGAACTTAATAGAGTTTCACATAGTTTTAAATGTCTTTTTAAAACCTGTCCTCTATCACATTGATTTGCCATAGCCAATAACTCTCTAGTTTTAACTAACCTTTCTTTTAGTTCACTAACAGTATATTGTCTATTTAGTATCTCGTTTATTTCGTCTTCGTATTTACTCACAAGTAATATCCTATTGTTGCTAATATAAGTAAACACCATAGTGGTGTTAAATTTCCCATTAAGTTCTCCCAAACTAAATTTGTAATAAAAACATTATATCTGAATCAATCTAGCTTTGTCAATACATAAAAAAATTCCCTTCAACTTGTAAGAAAGCCAAAGGGAATTTTCATCTTATTTAAATATTAATTATTTACAGGTACAACCATCACCACAATCACTACATACAGTTATCATTGGAATTGCTCCCATAGATTTCCATGTCGCAGCCCAAGTGATCTTTTCCACCTGTTCCTGCTCTTTCTTAGTTATTTTACCATCGAAAGAACATTTAATTAAAAGTCTTAAAGCACTAATTATACCACCGACAAAAGCTCCGATAATCGCAGTAACGATAAGTATAACCATTCTAAAGGGGAGTAAAGGTAAATTCATAATGCCTCCGTTATTCATTTTCTAAAAGTTTCATTGATAGAGCAATTACACCACCTGTACAACCTGTAGTAACTTCTATATGACCAAAGTAAAGTCCTGCTCCACCAAGTATGGACAGTAATATTAAGGCTACAAAAATTTGAGGTTTAAAAGGTGACATCTTTGATCTCTTTCCTGTGTTTCTTTTATTCATTTGTTGTTAATGAATCTAATGTTATTCCGTTAACTATACTATTAAGTACTTCTCGGTATCCTATTATTGCTAATATAGTTGTCCCTGCTACTGCTGTAGCTAATAACGATGCTTTCCATTTTTTCATAATACTCCTTCCCACATACAATTACATTCTTCATTTATACTATTTTCTATACATTCAAATTCGCATTCCCACATACAATGGTCTATACTGCAAACTCCTAAATCACACTCTGCGAGAGCCATATAATCATCTGTTACTGCCCACATGGTTAGTTCCATTCAAAACTCGATGTTTCCGGATTGTATTTAGGGGCTATAGGGGCAGCTAGACCAGCTAATATTCCTGCAGCCCAGCCAAGATTTCCTATACCTGCTTTCTTAGATTTCTTCTTCTTCTTAAATCTCTTTTCAAATTCTAGAAAGGTTTTAGTTATTGAGATTGTATTTGCTTTTTTTCTAGATTTGTTTTTATCACTTGTTTTAAAAGTTGAAGCATCTTCATCATGTTTATCTCCAAGCATTTCACCTGCTTGATTTACAATTCCGGGTTTATAAGATACTATATTTTTCCCATCTTTGCTTTGTTTTCCATGTATTACAGTTGCATATCTTAATGTTTCAGGGGCTAATTCATCAGGAAATTTCATTCTATCTAATAATTCGTTGTGTTCTTCCACTCTTCCCCCATAATTGTGTAGAGTAGTAAAAGCTTCTTTAGATGTTAAAGGGTCTTTAGCCTTGTTTATAATAGTATCATTATAATTTACAAAGGTAGTTAAGAAGTCTATTTCAGTATCTGATTTAAAAAATAGTTCTTTTTTAAGCTCAGGTATTTTTATTTTTATTTCTTCCTGAGTTTCCTTTGCATTCTCTTTCTCGTCTTCCTCAGCTTTCAATAAATCAAAAGAAGCTGATTGATTAACACCCTTTTCACATACAGTTACTTCAGCTAGTTCCATATCATCTACTCTCATATATGGTACTAAACCTTTCTGTACATTTTCTATTTTAGTAGCACTTCCTGCAATGGAATAGCTTTTTAGCTTTCCTTCGTTTACTTGTTCCATGACTCTCTTAGCAATTCGAGTATCATCTCTTATTTCACAGACAAAGAACAAGCCTTTATCGTCTACACCACTTTTAAATATCTGTCCACCTTTGCTTATATAAGCAGGTAAACACCATCCTACTTGAACATCAGAGTGTAAAACCATTGCATTTCTAGTTCTAAAACTCTTCATATAGTTTCCAAAAGCTTTCTTTAAAGCATTTGAAGTAATCATATGACCTTCTCTATCGATTAATTCAACAGAGGCCGGTCCTCCAACTACCATAGGTTCTCCATCTAGGAGAGGTTTAGCAGCTTCGGTATATTCAGGGCTATCAGGAAAAGCTCTTGATAGAGTTAATATCTCAGCTTTCGAGGCTATTCCTGCTTTAAATAATTTTTTATATTCTTCTAAAGCTCCCCCAATTTCATCCATTGTAGTTCTTCCATCAGTTGCTTTCTCTAATGGAAGGATTTCAGCATCATCTTCTACGAATTGGTATAAAGCTTTAGACCAAGTATCTTTATCTATTTCAGTTGTCATAATTTATTTCCTTTATGCACTAGCTACAAATAGTTCTACATCTACAGCATTGCCACCGGGGTTTACTTGAATACTAGCTATGTCTGCCATTGTTCCAAAACTTGGGCTTGTATCAGCTTCAGCTAACATTACAGCATCAGGATTGCCCAATATATGGCTTTCCCCTGCTCCAAGCTCTACTTGATATAATGTTGCTGCTCCGACTACAGCTAGTTCTATTGCATTGGTATCATCTTTATTTGTTATTCTAATATATTTAGTATCTTCCACATCTAATGCATGTACTGATGTATGTACACTAGCAGCGAAAGTTACAAGAGTTGTAGTTTGACTCGCTGTACAAGTTACAATTCTTTTCATTACTTCGTTAACACTAGATATAGTTAAGCTGTTTGACGAGCCTTGATCGTAACCATTTAAGGTTACTGCTTCAGTAATTGTTACTGTTAATGTCGCTGCTGAAATTGTTGAAGCCATAAATTATTCTCCTTATTATCCTGAATGAATTCCCCAAACAACTCCACTAACTGTGGGAGTATTTTGGGCTGCTATGACCGAAACTTTATTCCTAAAGTCTAATGGCCATTGTGAATAAAACTCGTTGGGGCCTGCATTTGCTGCAGCACCGGGGATTGATATTCCTGTCGCTGTTGTAGCTGTTTGATCTAAAGCCACATATACTATATCAGCTGCTGTAGTAGATTCATTTCTAATAAAAATTCCTCTTATTACTTCAATTCCAGCTCTTCTTCTTGATTTAGTTGTTTCAGCTGTTCCTTCCCACTCATAATTAAGTCCTTGAGCTCCGTCAACATAGTCAACTACGTTTCCATCTGCTCTTTGTTCTACATGAATTTTATCTGTATACCAATTTATATTGTGTTGAGTTTGTGATAAAACAGCTATTCTGTAAGCTGCTGGGTCACTTGTTTTAGGTAGCTTATAAACTACTGATATTTTAACGAAACCTGTAGTTAAGCTATGTGTATCTGATGTAGCTAAAGCAGTTCCACTTGAATCCTGTATTTGTATATGTACAGTTCCACTTGCAGAAGCCCCTCTGACTTCACAAGTAGCCATTAGAAAGCTTTCCCCTTGATTATAATTAGCTGCTAATGTATCTGATGTCCAATAGAAGCCTTCTCCTGCTGCTGAGTTTGCAGGATTAACTAGTAAGGAAGCTGCTCCTGAAGACGACTGTCCTGTATCTCTTGAGATAGCAGAGCCTGTAGCAGTATACATAGTAATACCTGAATCTTCGATTCTTGGGTTAGTTACCAAATTTACAGAAGGTATTCCTCTGTCTACAGTAAAAAGAGTCGAAGCAGTTGTAGAAGTTGCAGCTCTAAAGGGATAGTATTTAGTGATAGCATGTACACTAGTCCTAGTGCTTGGGTCTCTTTCCCAACCATGCCAACCCTCTGAAAAATTAAATTCGGACATTTGATCTCCTCATATATATAAATATGTACTGTTTGAATCACCAACGATTACATTGATGATTCAATACAATACTCTAAATTAATTATTAATGACCTAGTATAAAAGCTCTTATGCTGGTCTGTAATGACAAGTTTCCTGTTGCTTGTACTTCAGCTGATTCTGATCTATCACTTACTACTGTAGATGTATGAACGGATACATCAGCGTTACTTGGTGTTACCAAGAGCCACTTATCATAAGTGTTAGAAGCATTGTCATCAAAGTAAACAGCTACTCCATTAGATGAAGCAGAGTCGTCATTGAACAAAGTTAAATAAGAACCATCACTCAAAGGAACATATAAGTCAGTTTCTGTAGTGTCGTTATCGACTAAGAACTTAGCTCCTGATAAATCAGTATCTCCATTCTCGTCTACATAGACTTGAAGTCCATTAGTAGAAGCTGCGTCATCATCCCACATAGTACCTGTAGCACTATTGGAAGAAGTACCTGTAAAGTAAACAGTAGCGTTATTAGCTGTAGTTGATTCTAAATGAGCTATTTTTCTATCTGCATCTGTTCCTATTGTATCAATATGAGCATATACAGCTACTCCATTAGAAGCTGCTGAATCGTCATCTTTTATTTTTACAGGAAGAGGAGCTACTCCATAAGCTTTTACTTTACTGTTTGTATAGTCATAAGCAAATTTCATTCCATCAGTAGGTTCTATTTGAGCTAATACAATTTGATCAAATCCAATGTCGCTAGCAGTTAGTGATTCACCACCTGTAGCGTATGAAGAGTCAAATGTAATCTCAATCACCTTATATTTTAAGTCACCTATAACTCCTGATGGATAGTCTACTCCATTAGATGACGTTGTTATTGATAATGCCATTTATTTCCCCCTAATATTTAAGGTTAAATTTTTATTAATAAAAAGATATTTATAAGGGGTAGATCAATTCCACCCCTTATAAAATATGTTTTAGCTGTTTAAGTCAGCAATCTTTGCTTGTACAAAGAAGTTGTGACATCTCATTTCACCCATAGTGTAAAGAAGACCTCTTACAACCAAAGCATTGGCTGCGAAGTAGTCTCTATTCTCAACATACTGAGTAGGTTGAGCTATAGCGATTTCGAGATAGTCGGTATCCAAAACGTAAACGTTTGAACCTAAAGCAGTATCTGAAGAGTTAATTGACTTCGGAGTATCTGCATCAGGTAGTATTGGAATACCCTGATAAGTTGCAAGAACAAGACCTGTTCTAGTACCGGGGAAAGTCTTTTCTGATCCGACACCAACTTGGTATTCTTCTTGTCCCATATACCTCTGTTGAGAGTTTAATAATCTCTCTAACTTGAAGTACTGATCATGACCCATGATGATTACTTTAGGTTCACCACCATTAGTTCTGATTTTTTGGATAGCAGTATCTAAAAGGTTTAGAGATAAATCTCTTCCTGTACCACTATTGTAAGAAGCACTAGCTGCTGCATTCCATTGCCCAGCTGTTCTTCCTGCGACTGTTAAGTCATAAGCTGAAGGTGAAGCATTTACACCACCTACTGCCATTCCATCTTCGGACACAATGTCATCAAGGGAAGTTATTCCAGCTCTTCTCAAAGCGAAAATAACGTCTCCGTCTGCTAGGGTTACACCTGCAGCTGAGTGAGTAATTGTTGCTGAAGATACGCTAGATACTGTTACACTAGCGTCTGTTTTAATGTTAGCTGTAGCTGAAGCATCGTAGAAAGCTACTGTGTCGCCTACTTTAAAGTGGGCTGCTTCAGTTGAGTTTGAACCAAGTACCGATGTGGTAGTTGAACCACCTGATAATTGGTATGCAGAACCAGCTAATAATTCTTGGTTCATTTCTTTTACATGGTCAAGTTGAGCATTTTCGTTTTCTAATGCTAATACGTCACCTACACCACCTTCTAATTGGGCAGTAAATACGGACTTGACTGATGCTCCAAAGGTTGTTGATACAATCTTTGGTAGGGAGCTGACGCTTTCTATATTTGAAACGTCAACAGTAGGTAGAGAACCTGTTTCTGTTACAGGTCGTGATCTTCCTGAACCTCTGTCAGTTCTGATTCTCCAACCAGCTGTATTACCCCATACAGTTCTTGGTATTGCATTAAAAGCACGAGTTTGGTTGTTCAAAGCTTGCCATACTTTTCTTCCGTAAGTCGTATTGAATATGCCTGTTGCAGTATCTACAGTAAAGTAGGTCTGTTTCATTAAGTATTCAGGGCCAAATACTGAAGAGTATAAGCCTCTTTGACTTTGGGAAACGTATTCTGATAAGGATGGATTTGCCATAATATTTATTTCCTCATGTTTTTTCTGTGTTTATAAAATAATTAAAAATTGTAATGATTATTTACCAATTAGTTCTCTTGGAACACCATCGGTATCGCCCATTTCAATTTTACTTTGTAAGTCTCTCAATTCTTTATAAGAAAGAGAAGCAAGTTGGTCTACAGTATTCTCAGGATTATCTCCTTTTACGATAGGTGTAGTACCATCTGTTCCTAGTGGATGAGTAAGTTTAGGGGCTTGTAGAGAAGTTTCTTCTCTGAATCCCATTTTTCTTAATCGGCTTTCAGACTCTTCCTGAACAGCTTTTTCGATATTAGACTCTGCATCACCTAATTGTTTTTTAAGTGCATCAAGTTCTTTTCTCATTGCTGTTATTGTGTCGTCTTCAGCTTTTTCCATGTCGTCATCATCATCATCGTCATCACCCATGGCTTTAGCTTTTGCCATTTCTTTTTCATCATCGTCTTCTTCTTTGTCGTCATCTGCTTTCATTTTCATTCCATCATCTGCTTTCATTCTTGCTTTTTCAGCATCTTCGTCATCTTCTTCGTCATCAGCTTTTTGCATAGCTTGAATTGTTGCTTGCTGATCTTCTATTTTTGTAGTAGGATTAGCTGGTTTTTCTTCGTCAGCTTGGCCTGCTGGGCCTTGTGAGGCTGATCTAGTTTTATCACCATCTACATCCATACCTTGATCTGCTTTTAACGCAGAGATAACACTATTAGTAACGGACTTCACTAAAGCATCTTGTTCAGCTTCAGCTGCCTTTTCCATTTCTTTCTCTTCTTCGTCTTCTTCTTCTTTCAGTAATCGAGCATCCATCTTTTGTAACACTTCTGCTACAGCAGCAAGAGCTAGCTGATTGCCTTCCATGTGTTTTTCTAGATTCGCTAAGATTTCATCGGACATAAGTTTCCTCCATTCCAAAACTTAACTATTTAATTGGAAAGCTGGTCTAAGCCACTCCCGGCCTTCGTTAAATATAATTTATAAAATAAAGGGTATAATACCCCTCAGTTATATTATACTATGAAAAGTGAAAAATTTCACAAATTGAATAGGAAATAGCTAGTTATCTTCTACTTTTTGACCATCGGAAATGAATTTTAACATCTCATTTCGATAATCATATAAGGGTTGCTGAATTAATTTCTTCATTTTTTCACATTGATTGCCTTCAGGCATAGAAGCTTCTATTAAATCTAAAACTTTTCCTACCATTTTAGAATGTCTAGACATTATATATTCTTGATCAGGTGTAATTTTTATAGGTTCTGCCATAATTTTCTCCTTATTTAACTCTATAATACTTTGCTAATTCTTCTTTTAAGATTTTTTCATATCTTTCGCTAGCATCTTCAAGGTGTTTATCTATAAATCCTGAACCCTCTGAGCCTTTTACTTCAGAGAGAGTTCTAAATACACCTTCAGATACTTGTACAGGTCTCTTATCCCTAAGAGTGTAGGAAGAAGCTGGTACATAAGACGTTCTTCCATTCTTAGTTCTTCTTTGATAAGCTTTTCTATTTACTGTATAATCTCCTGTAAATTTTCTATCTTCGCCTACTCCCTTATTAACTTCAGATGAATAAGGAGCAGCTACAGAGATAACAGCTTTAGGATAAGTTCCTGCTACAGATATCGAATCTCTGAGATTTCCACTTTTTACAGGGGCAGATTCCTTTACCTTTTGTAAAGTATCAATTTTAAATCTATTGAATGTGTTTTTGAAAACTTTATCTAAAGACATTTCCACCTCTTGTATATTATACTAATGAAGTGGTCGTTTTTCCCCTAGTCAGCCCAAATTTCAGGTAAAACATCTTCAAAAGCTTCTTCGCTTGAATCATATCGGTTTAAATATATAATATTCTTGCTTAGATATCCATATTTAGGATGCCACCAAGTAATGATTTGTTTAGGTTTAGATATTAAATGAAGTCTATTTAAGGCATATTCGTCTCCACCTTTCATAGTTCCACATATAAATAACTCTCCTGTACCAATATCTATCTCATCTACTCTATGAAAATGTCCCATCATAACAGTATCAAAATCATATCCTATCGGAGCAGCACTATCTATATTAAGCCTAGATACTTCTTCTTCTAGACCTTTCCTATATTGCAATACTCCTCTTAATTTAGCAGCTGAGTTATTCATTCCTACTAAACTTCCTGAACCACTTATAGAATCTCCATGTAAAATAAGGAATTTTCTGTTTGCTGCTTCAAAGATATGAGCAAAACTTTTAGGTATTTCAAACTTTATATTCTTTTGATTTCTACAAAAAGTTGCTACCCATTGATACAACATGTAATCCCAATCTAAATATTTATCTTTAGCAGGTATCTTTCTAGTCATACGACCATGATTACCTACAATACAAGGAACTCTTATTTCTTCGTAGTGTGGAGCTAAATACATTAAAGCTTGAGCTATTAAATTGGCTCCTCTAATCATTTGACCTAGATTATTGTCTGCATTTGTTCTAGCTAACTCATCATGTATATCCCCACTAATCATATCTCCAAGCATTGGAATTACTAAATGAGTGACTTCTGTATGAGTTCTTTGAAAGTTAGTTAGATTCAATACTTGTTCAGCCCATCCATATAACCTTTTATTAAAGATATCTATGTCATAAGCATTTAATCCTAACATTTGATCAGCACGAACAACATCTCCAACGTGAGTATCAGTCAAAGGAGCAATAGCTGTTACAGGACTTTTCCCTCTTACTTTTCCTTTGGGTTTTGGGTATTTAATTTTAGGATGACTTTTAAAAGCAGGGGCATAATTTTGAATAGCTTCTATGATAAGATCGACTCTTGTATTCTCTTTTAAAACCTTCTCATACATTTTTTTAAAGTATTTAGATTCAGCTTTATGAGTGATAACTTTTTTATCTAATTTTATCCTGTCTTCTTCGGATAGGTTTACTTCAATTTCTATATCTTCTTCTTCTTTAATAGGTCTTGAATAAACCTCTTTTGCGTGCCATCTTGAAATGGTTGTTCTGTGAACCTTCACCCCATACTCTTCTTCCAACCAATTCCTTATGGCTGTCCAAGTCTCCCCCATTGCGTGTTTTCTTATTATCTCTGATTTTGCCTTTTCCGGTATCATAACTTCTCCTAATCTTTAAAACTATTATTTTTCCACAATATAAACATTGTAAATCTTTATCTTGATTTAGAAACATTTTCCCTGTACATTTAGGGCACTCCTGTTTAGATAAAATATTACTCATTATCTATTTTTCTTAATGCTTCAAAGATGCTTATTCCATCTTTATCTGCTAATTCTAACGCTTTTTCAATTGAATGTAAAGGCTTATTAGCATCTAACTCTAAATTTACCTTTCCATTTTGTTTTGATTTGTCTTTTTTTGCTCCTCGCAACAATTCATCATCTTGAGGATTACCAAATTTATTTGGTTGTTTTGATAACTGCATTACTCCTGCAGCTGCAGAAGCTTCGTTATCTAATTCTTTAGTGTCTCTTCCTCTAGTTTTTCTTTTGTTATCATCATCCATTTCAGTTACCTTCCTTTCAAAATCGTTTTGTTCTATAACAGATAAATTTTGTTTTTTATCGTCTTCTTCTCCTCTCTCTACATATTTAGGCGTGTCATCCTCTTTATGTCTAATCATATCTTTATGGGGTTTTTGCCAATCTATTCGCATAGGATTGTTTACAGGTTGGGTTTGATACCCTGAAGAACTTCCTGTAAGAATTCCTGATTGATTACCTTTAGATATTTCAACATCCTTCTTTAATTTTTTTACAGGTGATCTATCAGACATCCATCTTTGAAGTCTTTCTACTCCTGATCTTTTTTTAGCACTTATTAATCCTTGACCTTTACTTCTTTTATCACGGATTTTCTTTTTCCGTCTGCGTGTTGACTTTGAACTACCATAAGTAGGAGTAAAGATTCCTGAATTAGTTGAAGTAAAAACTGTACCACTACTTCCGTTAAAACCTCCCCCATTTTCTTTTCTCAGGTCATATACAATACTTTCTATTAATTTAGTTATATTTCCTTCTTGGAAACTCTTCTTATATCCTGAAGCGTAAGCTGCTTGAGCAACTTCTTGGGCTTTCTTTTTAGAGTTGAAGGGGCCTTTACTTCCCCAATACCATCCCTTATTGGTT